AGGTGACCGATACAAGAAAGACCACGCTACTATTCTGCACGGAATTAAACAAGCAAGCGCACAGGTTGAGTGGGATAAATACTACCGAGCCAACGTGGAAAGAATTTGTTTTATACTAAATGAAATGGGTTATGCTAAACCAATGACTTTTTTTACTAAATTTGTCGAACACGTTGAGCATCAAAAGACACTCAGCGCAAAAAGAAAATCTAAAATCAAATAACTAAAACAATGAAAAGTGAACTAATTTTTTGTCCTAACTGCGAAAGCAAAGAACTTGGAGAACGAGTTGATGAAGTATTGCGCGACCAACAGCTTGAAGATTGGGACACCGCATACGAACACGTCGACGACGAAGGTGAAATTAAAACGTGTTTCGATTGTCAAGAATGGGACGACGCAGACGACGACGCAAAAGGCGAAGGGTGGGATTAAATAAAAACTAAAATGATGGAAACAATAGGTAGTGTTTTATTATGTATGCTAATGTGCATATCCATATTCTTTCTAATCTACATTGCTGTATGGACTCCTAAACAGAAGATGAAAGGTCATGCAGGTAGAGGTAAATGTAAATGTTGTAAAAACTAAAAGTTATGAAAAAATTTAAAGAAGCCTTATTACTATTTTGTATTCAAATAGTAAGCTACTCACTACTTTGTATAAATTATAGAGCAGTAGCTAACACAGACTACCACGAAGCAGCTGTAACTGATTTTATGTTAGCTTCACTCTCGTTTTTTATCATTAGAAAAATTGCAAGAAGTGAAGATGCATTGCATCAATGGGTTGGTTATGTATTAGGATCGGTATGCGGAAGCTACTTAGGAATATATTCATCAACCTTATTAAACTAAAAACTAAATAACTATGGAAAAGAAACAAACTGCATTAGATTGGTATATTGAACAAAATTTTAATAACATAGTTCAGCGTGAAACACAACAAATATCACAAAATGAATATGTTATAGCTTATAATAATTTACTTAACCAAGCCAAGCAAATGGAGAAGGAGCAGATGAAAGAAGCTGCTTTAGATAATGTTACGACCAATGAAAAATTAAGAAAAATATTTGAAATTCAATTTGAAGATTTTTACAACGAAACTTACGGAGGAACAAAATGATGCTAATACTACAACTAAAATATCGAATCGTTCAGCTTGAAGCTGCGATGCAAGAGCAGGAACAAAAGATAAATGATATTCTTATTCGCTTGTCCGTTCCAACCGCTCCAACGCTAATAGCAAAAGAAAAGAAGTCGCCATTCGTCAAACCAACGGTTGTTGAAATATACGATTACGCCTGCGAAAAACTAAACGACAAAGACGCGCTTGCATTTACCGAGAAATTTCATGCACATTATGAGGCGAACGGTTGGAAGGTCGGACGCAATCAAATGAAAGACTGGAAAGCTGCCGTGCGTAAATGGGACTTGTCTACATTCGTAACAACAAACCAAAACACTAAAATCAAAAATGGAAAATTCGATTCCGATGCTGCGCAACGCATCTACAACGACGCTCACAACTACACAAAGGGTTGATCGTGCGGAACGCGAAAGCGCGTTTGTTGCCGATTACGAACTACCTGCATTTGTCAAACTTTGCTCGAAGGTCTGCGCTATGTACGGCATCGCGCTTCCAGAAGCGCAACTATTGCAAATGTTGCATGAGTTCATAGGAAAACACTTTCGTTGGGTTACTTTTGAACACTTCAACTTAGCTTTTGAATTGAACGCTGCGAATGAACTGTCAAAGAAAACCGAACACTTTGGAGCATTGAGCGTGTCGTTCATTGGTGACGTGTTGACGCACTACAAACCACACCGCGATAAAGCGAATCTACAAATACAGCGTGAAATCGCAGAATCAAAAGAAGAACAAAACAAACAATTAAAAGAAAAAGAAATGGCGATAAACGACGATAGCTGGAGAAGAATGTTTGCGGAAGACTTGCACAACTTCAAGAAAGGAAAGTATACAGTTATCGAGATTCGCGCGGTGTCTTTGATGCGTTGGCTCGAAGAAAGCAAGATAATAAACGCTGACACCTTCACCGAAGAAGAATACCGCCTGTGCAAAGAAAACGCGAAGAAGAACATTTACTTCGAACAACAACTCGTTCAATCAATGGTTGAACGAATGAGCGACAGGAAACGCCAGCTACTCAAAGAATCAATTCGTTTCGAAGGTATGCGTGAGTTGTACAAATTATACTTGTCAAAGCAATGAGCCAGTTCACATTTAACGAACAAGGTGTTTGCGAGAATCCTATTTTGAAAACTTACAAATGTATTAAGGGTTATGAAGCGCAGGTCAACACCGCTATTGTTCAGAACGGAAATTGGAGTTATTCAATTAGGTTTCAAAGCAAGGATCAAGGTTGGTCGCAGCCTTTACTTTACCACGCTAAACATTGCGTTTACGAAACGAAAAGCGAAGCGTTCAATGCTGGTCTTGAATTGCTTCTGCATCAAGTAAAGCAAAACAACGACGCGAAGAAATATGATAGCATTGTTGAAATACTTCAAGACGAACTTTGTCCTGTGGTTGAAAATCAATTATCTCTATTTTGACACCTTACAAACCAAACTACCTACCGCGTCAAGTTGAAGCGTTGAACTACCTTAACACAGATAGCATCGTTGAACAATTGTTATACGGTGGCGCGGCAGGGGGTGGCAAGACGAAGTTTGGTTGTATGTGGCAGATACAACGCCGTTTGAAGTACGCAGGGACACGTTCGCTTATTGGACGTAGCAAATTAGATACGCTTAAAAAGACGACCTTAAACACGTTCTTTGAAACTGCTGAGGAATTTGGATTGATAGCAAACAAACACTACACCTTCAACGGACAATCCAACGTGATTAAGTTCTTTAATGGAAGCGAAATTGTTTTGAAAGACTTGTTCGCTTACCCTTCGGACGTTAACTTCAACAGTCTTGGTTCGTTAGAAATTACAGACTACTTTATTGACGAATGTTCCGAAGTAACCGAAAAGGCGGTGAGCATTGTTCACTCCAGATGTCGTTTTAAGTTGAATGAATACAATCTTATTCCGAAAGGTTTTTTGTCCTGCAATCCGTCGAAGGGTTGGTTGTATAACGAGTTCTATATTAAGAACAACAGAAACGAATTGCCTTCACACCGCGCGTTTGTGCAAGCGTTACCGCAAGACAATCCGTTCTTACCTGTGGCTTACATTGAATCTCTTAGACGACTTCCTGAGTATGACCGCAAACGTCTGCTCGAAGGCAACTGGGAGTTCGACGACGACAGCGACAAGTTGTTTCAAACGGAGAACTTACTGAGAATGTTCCGCAACGAAGTAATCAATGAAGGCAAGAAGTACATAACAGCCGATATTGCGCGTTTCGGGAAGGATAGAACGATTATCTGCGTTTGGGAAGGGCTAACTATCATCGATATAATTGAACTTAATAGAGCAGCATTGGACGAAGTCGTTAACCGCATACGCGTCGTAACAAATACACATAACATTTTGTTACAAGATGTCGTCTGCGACGAGGACGGTGTTGGCGGTGGAGTGGTTGATTTTCTTAAATGTCGAGGGTTTGTCAACGGATCTAAACCGAAGCACCCACAATATCAAAACTTAAAGAGCGAATGTTACTACAAACTTGCTCAGTACGTTGAAGAAAACAAGGTAACGATTTTATCCAGTACGCGCAAAGAACAAATCATTCGCGAACTTGAAATGATTAAACGACACCGCGCAGACGTGGACGGTAAACTTATGGTAACTCCGAAGGACGTTATTAAGAACCGCGAAGGTATTTCGCCTGACGTTGCAGACGCTATAATGATGCGAATGTACTTCGAACTCAATCCAAGTTATGGACAATATGTTGTCGGATAATTCACCGAACTTTTCACCGAACTTTTCACCGAACTTGTGTAATTTAGCATAATGAAAAACATACCACTTTACGAAACGCTCAAAATGACATACGACAGAGAGCGCGAAATCGTTAATTCAATAGCAACCTACTTTCAACAAGGAAAGATTCTCGGAGATATACTTCTGGAACTTTCACAACGCAAAGACTTAAACGCAAAAGAGAAAATCTATTTAGCTTTAATGATAGGTTCAATGATGACTAAACCAAACGAAGATGGCAGAGAGCAAAACTAAGAAAGGTATCTGCGTGTACTTGCACAAAGACCTATGGAATGAGATTGACGAGAAGCGCGGAGAGAACAGTCGCAACACTTTCCTAAGCGAAGCTATCCAGTTCTCAATGAAGTTTTATATTCCCGAATCTAAAGTAAAATTGACAGAACAAAAGTAGAAAGAATAGCGACAGACGAAGTAACAACTAAAGCGTGGTTTCTGCGCTTTTTTTGTTTCTCCAATTTCTTTTTATCAGCATTCAAAGTGTTTATTTCTTCGGTCAATATGTTTTCCTTCTGTTCATAAGCAACCACCACTTCTTGTAAGTTGTCAATCTTTTGTTCTTCGATGTTAATTTGTTTCTTCAGGTTGTTAATTACCAATGAATCGGAAGCAATAACGCTATCGCAAGAGTTCACCAAATGGATAACATCCACAATAGTAATAGTATCTCGAATAATAATAGCAGAACGAGTTCTTTGATAGGTGGTTTTGGCTGTAAGTTGAGCATCTTCATAGGTTCGAAGTTGTTTGTAAAGTTCAATCTGTTCTGTAAGTAAGCGGTCATACTCGCCAGCGTTGTAGTTTATGATGCTATCTTGCTTTTGTACGTTTTCTTGTACGTTTTTTTTACGCGTACAACCCCACCAATTCCAACACAACACCAACCAAAGAATCGATGTTCCAATAAATAGCAGCAACGCTGCGAGTATATT